GTTCCATCACCAACGTGCGAAGTTGCTTGGGCTGCCATTGTGATCGTTCCTGTTCCCTCATTGACGATCGTAATTTCCTGGCCATCGGTACCAGCCGCGACAATGATACCGGTGAACGAGCCGGCGTTCGTAGTTCGAATCAGTGTTTTACCAGAGACAAGTGAGATCGTTTGGCCGTTGCCAGTGATCGATTGAGCGGATGCCGTCTTCGTGTGATAGTAATTCGCGGGCTGGATGATGTTACAGAAAATATCGCCAGATTCATCGATCCAGACGGCTGAAGTGAAGACGTTTGTCGATCCACCAATCTGAAGGATATCGACGTTTGCAGAACCGTTCCAACTGATGATTCTGAAGAACTTATGCGCTGCTCCAAGAAGTGGAACTGTGATGACGGTGTCGTGATTGGTCGAGTCATGGGAAAGTGTGGCATTTGCGCCCTGATCGGTTGCTCCAAAATAGACTTTGTTCGTGATCATATCGCCGGTTGCAACAAGTGTAAGAACTGCACGGCCGTCAGTGTTGTTGTAGCAGATTAGGTCACCAGACGTGTCTTGCCGCCAACGATAATCCTTTCCATCGGTTGCTTTGAGAATGAGGAAGTCTTTCGTTGCTCCGGACAGTGTCCTATCAATTTCTAGGACACCAGTCATGACGTCGCCAGTTCTGATGATGGCGGCAACAACACCACTTTCGATGTTGTTCATGTTGACAGCGTTAACGGAAGTCGTTCCGTTGACCCATGACGTGGGGACGTAAGTCATGCGAGGCTCCTAGCCATTGTATGCATCACCCAGGATGAAATTGGGGACTTAGAATCAAAGAGATGAATAACCATATATCTATGCTTAACTGAAACTATCGGTCCTATCGACAACGAGACTTTCAGACGATGATTTCGCCCTTGAGTAGAGGATCCTTGCAACCATAATTCCCGTATTCGCAGAAGATGAAGCGAGTGGACCAGCAAACCATCCAATTTCTTGAATTGTAAATGAGGTTGCTTCAGTCGTATCAATGAAATTCGTGGTGACAATTTGACCAGTTACAGTGCTCGATTGCGTTGTGGTCGCCTTGCGAAACAACTCATCACCAAGTGTCGTTTGATTGCTCGCAAGTGCTGCGACATTATCACCAAGCGCGATGTATTTGATTTTGCCATCAGAGGTCGCACCGCTCAGCACGTCACGAATCATGTTCTTTCCGAGGTCCATGATCATGTTGTGCTTGCGCCAAACCTCAATGGGATTTCCCCACTTGTCCTTCACCGTGATCGAGACATCTCCGTCCCAAATCATGGGATCATCGAGCGCTTTTTGGAGGGCAAGCGTTCCATGTTCTCGTTTGATATACTCGAGTTTGCGAAGAAGAGTATCCCAGCTTCTCATAAGTTCACCTCAACAGACGATCGTACTATTTCCGCAAAGAAGACTTGTGTTTGTAATTGGGCAGACATAATGGTTCTCATGGACAAGTTCTGTCCAGCTCGAGAATCCATCAATTGGAATCGAAACGACGAGCACTTGACCGGATCCAACATTGATCGTAACAGGGTTGGAAGACTGAATAATTTTCGTGAAGAACTTCGTCCAGCTGTCATCGATTGGTCCCTCGACAGCTTTCACTTGGTAAATAAGCGATTGGCCATCATCGACAATCGAAACAGATTCGACAAGAAAATAGTCATAGTTGATGTTGTGCTCGGGCAGGTAGACGCACATCAGCTGACCTGCACTGATTCCGCGTTGACGTGTGGAGAACGTCAGTGTTCGACCGATTGCGGAGTACAGATCGAGTTTCGATTGTGCGATTTGATCGGCGGACAATCTCGTCGTTGTATTGGGAGCAGTATCGACTTGCTCGACGTATCCGGTCGTCGTGTTCTGTTCGAGTGCTTGTCGAGCGAGCACGGCGGCATTATTCTCGATTGCAACAACGACATCGAAATAGCCCTGGTAGACGATGACGATAATGTCGGTCGACAGCAGCGGGGTGCCTGCTGGGTCTTGCGCGACAACCGCATCATTGTCTGCCCAATAGAAAGCCGATCCAGAACTTCCCTTCTGGCCGACGGTTTGTGCAACACCATTTACTGTGATCGTTGGAATGGATGCGATTGGGTATTTGACAGTAAACGATTGTTTGGATCCGTCTCCAACTTGCGTTTCTGTTTGCGGATCAGATGTATCCCTTCCGCCGATGATATACTGCCTGTTTCTATAGTTCGGGTTATCATCCTCAACCTGAACGTCAGTCAGGACGGTATCACCAGTTGCGATGAACGGACCGTAGAGGGACTGGTTCGGTTTGAACCACATGACCCTGTTTTGGTCGATCTTCCACCAGAAGTTTGCCTGACCAGCGAGGTCATCCAAGCACTGGGCTCCTGTTTCATACGCGAAAACAGCTTGCTCGACAAGTGGTCCATTATCGATCGTGATCGATCTGAAAGCAAGGTGGATATCTTGCAGTTGGGGAGTCGCAGTAGCGTCAGGAGCATTCAGCGTAACCTGAATGATGACAGATTTCGAAGTCAGATTTTGACCAAGCTGTTGGTACGTGAATGCTTTGATCGTCGAATTTTGAATGACGGATGTATCGTTGACAAAGTGCATCGATGGATTGCCACCGACAGAAACGGAGGAATCGGTTATTGTGCCAAGCAGTATTCCGTCGAAGTACACTTTCAGTGTGGTGTCGAATGCGTACAGGGACGCTTTATGCAGATCACCACTATGGAACGACACGGAATATGTATGGAGCGTTGTTTCAACTCCGCTTACTCGTTTCATGAGTGTCAGGGTTCCGCTCGTGCCAGCATCGTCACTATCAATCTGAAGACCATAATAACTTCCGCCAACTGTGTATCTTGGCGAAATTCTTAGTTTGTGGGCCTTGAACACATCGACATCGACTTGGCAATTATTCTGTGTCGCATCATTTACGTAGATCACTTGTCGCTTTGACGATGCATTCGTCGGAAAGCTCACTTGTAGTTCTTGATCGGTCGTGTCCCACGTTGCTGTGAAACCAGTTTGTACTGGATTCGGATTGTAGTTATAGTTGCTTGACGTGTCCTCAGAGAATGTGTCTTGTATTGGATTTGTGGCGATGAGAAGGTTCGCAATCGGACCTCCATTCGTCACATTTTGGTAAGTCGAGCCGCCATTCACACTTGTTGCGACGGTAAGCGTTGTGTTTGTTGGAACAACTGCATCCCACGAGACGAGTGAACTTCCAGCTGATATAATCGAGGCAAGAGAAATTGCAGGCGACGTCCAATTTCCTGTGAGTGCATATCCGCTTGCAAGCAAGATCTTTACGTCAGCGAGCGTTGGCGTATTCACAATATCGAGCGAATCGTCAAAATAGAAATTGATCTTTGTTTGAATCTGAGAGAACGGAGTCCCAGACGGAATCGGAACCGAACCGCCATTTATGATCGAAATCTCAGAACTATATGTCGACCCGCCATCTGTGCTATATTGCACTGTTGCGGCGAGCGTTGTGGTCGTAGGGACAGTCGCGGTCCACGAAAGGAATCCGTACTGGAAATTGCCAGCATCTAATGTGAATGATTGACCAGACGTCCACTTTCCAGTGGTAGAATTTGTGAATCCAAATGCGGAGATGCTGCTGCCAGACGTGGAATTATACGCTCGTAACGCAATTTCACCGGTTGCCGTGTACGTGGAATCTGTTTTGTTGATCAGGAGCGAACCATTCACATAGACTTTATGCGATGTTCCCTTGATGACGATCCTCAGTTGAACCTCGGTACCAGCGGACAATCCATGTGATGCGACTGCGAGTGATGTAAATGCTCCTGCTCCAGAAGCAGCATTATTTCCCTTGCCGAACTGAACAGATCCAGAGGAGATACCAACCATATATGCAAACGTATTGTTGTTGTTTTGCCAGTGTGTTGTTCTATAGGCGAAACCAACCTGAGAAGCATCGGATGGAATGATTGTGTTTAGTTGGGCATTAAAATCGGTTTGTCCTGCAATATCATCTAATCGAAGACGTGCATCTTTACCTGCTGCAGTGGTAAGTATGAGGTCTGAGCCGCTTGTCACGTCTGTTGGAGAGCTTTCACCGAATAATGTCCACGAACCGGGTATCGAGTCGAATGACATCCTTTCGCCGGTTATTGTAAGCGCATCACCAGACACACTCAAATCTGCGCCAGTTCCACCGGCATTTGAAATCGTTGTGCCGGATGTCCAATCAGCTGCAAGCAAATATTCATAACTAAATCCGCCGTTGTCAACCAAGCGAACTTGGCCGCCGGCTCCGTCGTCGAATGGGAGTGTACTGGAGAATGTGCCAGACACAAAATCCTCGTATGCCTGGGCAGTGTATTCGACATTTGATCCAATGACGCCCTCTTGACCAAGGTAATTATTGATCAGATCTGCAACGATATCACCAGCGTACATGTTTTCGTAGATCTTCGCAACGATTCTCTTATCGGCGAGGTAGTGCCAATCGGCACAATCTATTTGGTGGAATCGGTAGCTTGCACCTGGAATCTTTGTGACAGTGACACGATCGACAATGCCACCAAACATGACCGTTGTTCCGTCAATGGGATCCAACACCTGAACAAGTTGGCCCTTCGAGAAACTCCGCGACATACCCGGATCTTCAATTGTAAAGCTGCATGTCGACCGTTGCCCAATCATGTCAGACAGTGACAGTGATGTTTGCAATATGTCATACATTGTGCTATCTATGGAGACGATCATTCAATACCTCCAGGTGTGATCCTGGTGACAGCAGGAGGTCATCAAGACGAACGGATGTAGTTGCATACATCTTATGACTTCACGCCTCCACCTGTCCTCAGGGCCCTTACGATTCCAGGACCCACCACGTCAATTAGTTGCTTCTCGTTGATCCTAATTGTTGAGTGAACCATGACGTTCTCTCCAACACTCGAGGACGAGCCGGCTGACAATCCAGAAGATCCACCCCTCGTACCAATTGAAAGAGAGGATCCAGAACTCGAGAGGAATGCGCGTGACTTGGCATTAGAGAGAACAGATGTCCCTCCTGGCAAGAAGGCAAGCTCTGGTCCACGTTCACCCAAGATCGCGGGGCCACCCTTAAAGTTCGGCGTACCAGAAGCAAGGAACGGAATCCTTGGAAGATGGATATGAGGGACAACGTTGCCGAGTCCTATTTTCGATGTGACATTATCGATGGCTGATGCCATACCGTTTGCCATCGATTCCCATCCGCCAATCGCAACGTTTAGACCTCTGATTGCAGTGTTTGCAAGGTCTTTAACGATACCACCAATTGCGTTCTTGGCATCAATAAACGGTTTGAGTATTGCGTCTTTCAGCTGACCTGCTTTGTTCGCAATATTCGTTTCTATCTCGGTCAACTTCCCGTAGAGGAACACGCCTATTGAAACGAACGTGTCATGAATCTTTGTGTAGGTATCGGTCACCCATTTTACAATACCCTTGACGATATTCAATTCCCATTTGATGAAGTTCCCGATCAATCCGCCGAAGAAGCTTCCAAGCCATGCGAGGATCTTGAGGAAGATATTTGAGATAACGCCCCAGATCCAAGTCAGCGCACCTTCGAGGATCTTCATGATGCCGTCCCACACTCCAGAGAACATTTCTTGGATGTCTGTCCAGGCTTGCGACCAGTTTCCGCCAATCACATCGAGGAAGACCTTGATGATGCCGCCGATAATGCTCGTCGCAATTTCAACAACACCCTGAATAATTAACCACACGCCCTGAAGAACGGCAGAGAGGGCTGGCCACATGAAGTTCCAGAACTGTTGCAGACCTTGAAGAACGACCTTTAGAATATCAAACGCAGCAGGCAGAACGACACCCAGAAAATCAGCGACATTCTTCATCGCGGGAATAGCGCGTGTCTCGACATCTGACCACCACTTCTGGAACTTGCCAGCCAGATCCTGAACAATTGGCGTGATCTTCCGAAGGATATCATGGAAGATATTCAAGCCTCCAGAAATAAGATTCTGGATCGCCTTTCTGAATCCTTCGTTTGTGTCCCACCAATGCTTGAAGAGGAGCACGACGATTCCCACCACCGCCGCGATAGCAAGGATTGGCCATGTCAATGCGAGGAATCCAGTTGCTGCTGTCCAGGCAGCTCCGGCAGTTGTGAGCAGCGCAGGAACAGTAGTCAAAAGTGATTGAATCAGGCTTGCTGTTTTGAATGCGACGATCGCTGCTCCAATACCAAGCAATGCATCCCTTGCAATATCACCATTTGTGCCTGCACTCAAGAATAGATCTCCTACCGTTCCAAGAAAGCCGATTAGATCCTTGCCCTTGAGAACGATTTGTTGGAGGATTCCTGGTATTGGAGACGATTTCAACCAATCACTAAACTGCTTGATCATCGCGCCGGCATTCGTCACGGCACTCCCGATCTTTATGAACGTTCCCTTGAAATCGGTCTTGACGAGCGATCCACCGGCACCAGAGAAGGCAGACAGCATCGGACCCAAAAGGCTGCTTACGAGATTGCCAATCGGTGGGATCAACTTAGTGACGATCACGCCTCCAAGCATCTGAAGATCTCCCCACAACGCGACGAGCTGATCCCGTAGCGGAGCAGTCGCTGTCCACAGTTGACCGATCTTATCTTTGGCGAGATCTAGACCTTTGGTAAAGAGACCCTGGAGGACGCCTGCTGCACCCAAGAGAAGTGGTTGTAGTTTACTTAAACCCTCAATAATGAAGTTGCCCAGTTCCTTCTTGGCATCATCAAACGAGTGACTCAAGATTGTCATCTTACCAGCGAATGTGTTACCGGCCGCCGTTGCAGATCCGCCAAACTCTCTCTGCAATTCTTGAAGAATGATCGCCTGAGCTTTTGCCTTTTGGCCGTGTTCGACGTACGTCGTGATGAGTTTCTTTTGAGCTGCATCGAACGTAACACCGACGCGAGACAAAGCAGATATTCCCTTGATCGGATCGTTTAATGCTTTACCAAGCTGAACTGCCGCTGACTTTGTATCTTCCTTCATTGCGGTTGCGAGGTCGAGCGTGGCTTTCGTTGCCTGAGGAAATACTTGCTTCCCGATACCCGTAAACGTAAGTAGCATGTTCTGAGCAGATGTGACTGCGTCGTCGGTGAACGTTGTCGTTCCCTGAAGGCTTGTTGCCATTTTGTCGAGCTGGGCGGCGCTCAGACCAACGGCATCGTTTGTCGACTTCAAGACAGCAGTCTGTTGCGCAAACGCTTGATTTGCATCTTGTGCCTGTGCAACAGAATCTGTAATGTTGTCCTTAAGAAAATCGAACGCTTTTCCAGCGCCCTCAACAATTGCTTGACCGCCAGCGAAACCAAAAATCAGGTTCTTAATAGACCCAAGCGGGCCTGAACTCTCTTTGGCGCTCTTTCCAGCTTCGCCAAGTGAAGAATTCATCCCGCTTAGTGCTTTGCCAGCTTCTTTGGCATTCGAGACAAAGTTTTCAATATCGAGGGTGAGCTTGGCAGCTATTTCATTTACTGTTCCGCTCATTCTCCAAGCCTCCTAGGCCGGCCGCCTTTTCTATTATCATTCGCCTCGTCTGCTTCGATATCAAGCAAGGCGAGCCACTCGGTTAATTCAGCAGACGATATCTTATCGAGCAGCTCTTCGACGGTGCACCCTAGGCGTTCGGCGATGACGAAGTAGGCTCTTCGCTCGGGGTGCTTGAGGAGTTTTTTTCGGCTGCGTCCCTGGCTTTCTTAGTAATAGCTGAAAGCTCCATAACGCGCTGAGCAAGATGCTCAAGAACTCCACCCGCCTTTTCATTGAGAACCTCGCGATCGGCCGGGCTGAAGATCGGCTGCTTTGTTTCAGGATCGCGTGCTCCCATGATGACGAGGTCGGGGTACATCTTCTCGAGATTAACAGAACCGTCTACTTTCGCGGATTCGTTTAGAAGACGAGCGCGTTCCTTGCCCGTCAAGCCACGTAGGAGAACGGTTACTCCCCACTCCTCAATCTCTTCGAGCTCTTCCTTGATGTCAGAAGCATTCAGAATCTTTTCCCGGATATCCATGTGAACCTCTTAGTTGTAGTAAAGAACGCCTGCAATATCGAACTCAAGATCTTCAGTGATCACACCGGCGGCGGCGTCTTTAATTGAATCGGCCTTCAAATAGGCGTATGCATCGTAGTGATGGGTTGCATTCACGTAAAGGACGAGGATCATCCTGCTTGCCATCAGCGCGATAAACGTGTTGTCGACATAAAACTGGGAAACCTTGGCCGTTGCCGAGATCATGATTGGAACCTGTTCTTTGAACGAATCAGAGAAGACGGTTGTATCAACCATGTTGACATCGAGCGAAAGATCCCATTCATTTGCAGTTGCGAGCGTAGCTGTCGCGAAGTATTTTCCAGAAGCCCGAATCAGATCGCCAGATCCGTTTGCAGACGCGAACTTCACTCGGCCATTGACGTACTGGACGGTATTTGCCGGGGCAGCGTGCCAAGTGCTGCCCGAGTCTGTACTCGCTTCGATTGTTGGAGCGACGCTATCGTCCCAATATTGCTTAACGAGGTTGGTAATTTGGTAGTTGATGTGATCACCGGCGTCCGTCATCGCTTCAGAAGTGAATGTGATGTTGGCACCAGACGTGATCAGCACTGAGCCAGCATTCCCAGCTAGAGCAGTCATTGGGTGCCTCCTCTATTAACTGTAGGTTAGGGCGCCAGTTCCCTCGAAAGAAAAGTCACAATCGACGGTTCCAGTCGCGGTGGCCTTAGGCGAAATATTTTTAATGTATGCGGTCCCAGAATAGTTATGCGAACCATTTACAGCGAGCACAATCGATACACTTGTTCCGCCAAGCAGTGCGTCTTGCATCGCTTTCTGACCAGTCGTGTCGGTCATGTCCCAGCGACCAGAAGCCTTACCATTCCAAGATTTGATGCCGGGAATCTGATCCTTCCAGGCGTCGCCAAATGCGGTTGTGTCCAGCATATTGACATCGAGCGAAAGATCCCATTCACCCATCTCAGCAACCGTGTTGGATCCGATCTTCACGGCGCCGCCGTAACCAGCGATAGCAGTCATGTGGTACCTCCAAAATTATTCGATCTTCAATCGAAATCTGACGGGCACATGAAGGGTGATTCCGTCAGGATCACGCAACGACGTTGAGAACTCATACTCACAATACACGGCATGAAGTGTGTTTAAAGAAAGGGTGGCGTGGTCGAGAACAGCTTCGAGTCGATCCTGAATCTGATAGGCTTCTTTGAAACCCTCGTATCGAGAAAAAATGTGGATCGTCATGGTAAGATCTCGAACATTGTGGCCAAAGAGATTGTTGGCTGTATTTGTCGAATCAGAGAAGACAAGATAGGGAAAGTCAGAGTTAGTCGGAACCGAATCGTAGACACCCACGATGATTGCACTGAGCGTGGAATCCGCTGTTAATAGGGTTTTCATTGCCTTCTGAACCTCATATACAGCTGTCATCTGAGTGCCTCGTTAACCGCGTCATTAATATCTCGCTGGAACTTAGGTCGTTCCTCTTCGATTGTTGGATTCATGTAGGGTCGAGCTGTCATGTGAACAGTTCCAAATTCAACATCAGGCGCGTAAGGTGCGTCTGCATAAATCTCAAATTCGAGCTTCGTTCCCTCTCTGCTCAACCATCGAACTTTGATCGAATCTCTCAACTCTCCGGTATCGACTGGAACGACCTGCTTCATTCTTCGTGTGGCTCGATCTGCAGATCCGTCCATCTTGACGAGTGCTTTCTCAGCTACTCGTTCATGAATCGTAGTGAGCTTCTTCTCAAACTCTTCAAAACCAGAGAGTGTAAGCGTCATGTTCCCTTATCTCCAAGGTTTCTACAGATTAGAGTAAGAAATCTGTGATTCTGACCGTCATCTAAGATTCCCTCTATGACAAGTGTTTTGCTTTGACCACCATATGAATTGTAGGAAACACGCATTGATGGTGAAATACCAGCCCTATATCGAATCTTGATTTTTGTATTTGTGAAGAGGAAGATATCGTATGAACCTGAGGTTTGCGATCCGAAGAACCGCTTTCCTTCGAGCTCGTTGATCTCTCCCCAAACAGTCATAAACGGTTGCCAATTAGAAGATCGTCCGCCAAGTTCATCTTCAGACGTGACGTTTTCTTGGATCGTGATTCTATGTCGCATCGATGTGGGCATTTACAGCCTCACAATCTTGTACGGATCGAGTAGGGCGGTCACCGTCTCCATCATTGGTTGACCATCGTCGTAGAGGTGCATTGTGACGGTCTTGACTGCTTCCTTGATCATCTGAGGAACGTTGCTAATATTTGAATATCCGCATGTGTGCGTGACGCGAATGCGAGGCTTGTAATACACGAACATTGCGGAGAGAGGGAACCACCAAAAGAATGGCTTCATCCAAAGTCTTGCAGGCTGCGCATTCAAGTCGAGGTAATAAATCCCGGTGTCGAGAACCGTCCATTCACCAGGTCCGCTTTCGAACTCGATCGAAGAGACTGCGCTCGTGATTGGGAAGGGGATTTCGATCTCCCGCATTCGCCATCCAATCTCCCCATAGATCTCGCCTTGCGTATGGTCGTCTGTCAATTCTATGTATGTCTGCCGAGTTTGGGGGAGGATCGCTCGTCCCATATACTCTTCGCAAAGCTTGCGTGCGCTGATCGCCAGAGCAGTCAGCAAATCATCATCTTGTGCATCATCGAGGTCGACACGAGCTCGCACTTTTACTTCATCGAGTGTCACCGGTTCGATAGTCGGCTCGACAGTTACGAGGCTCTCATTGATCAACATTGTGTGCTCCGATGCTTGCTCCGACCCTCATGGTGTCTAGATGCTTACGTTGTGTCACTTGCCTCCCGGGATTCACCAGGAGTCTGAGAAGGTCAGTTGAAAAACGGATGTATATGCATATATCCTTTCCCCGTTTGTCACGGCAGGGAGGTCTCTATACGCTATTCCGGTGGTATTGCTGGTGTCACCCAGATGACAGCGGCTGTACTTCAAAGAAAGCGGATGTATGCAACTACATCTCGCTTCAGTGACCTGAGCAGCTATCTCCTGGGTGACCTAAAAAACGCTTACGGGAAAGTAGCACTCGCAGGAGCTCGCTTCAGCTCAGAGAAGACCATGACGACACCAAAATTGCCGCCGGTGGAACCACTCGAAGCATTCACTGCGCGAAGGTAGCGCTTCGAACCAATGTACGAGACAACCTGATTGGTGTTCGCGACCAGAGTCACGAAGGAACCAAGCTGATCGCCTGCAGCCACGTCAGCGAAACCTGAACCCGAAGAATCGGACTCCTGAATCTTGATGGTGTGGGTGCCATCGGTAATCGCGCCGACCTGAACGAAGATCGCTACTCGGTACGCTTCCGAGCAGTCGACCGCCGAGCCGTTGGAGCCGGCGGTACGAAGCAGCGGGGGGAGGGAGGTGGCGAAGTCTAAACGACTCTTGCCATCAAACTGAGGCATGTTTCATTCTCCTATTAATCAGACTAATTAGCTCGTTGCAATCTTGCACTTCATGATGGCTTCGTTTAGAACCACTTGGCCACCGACGCGCTTGCGAACGATGTAGGCAATCTGACCAGATTCCGCGTACTTCTCCTGAAGACGCTTCACAACCATCTGCACACGATCGACGATCATGTAACCGCGGCTGAAGTCACCGAAGAGAATTGGGAAGTTGTTCGCCGCAACCGTAGGCAGGTCGACGGTCTCTACAAAAGGACGGTCGAGGATCAGCGAAGGGGCGAGGGCGGTCAAACCTGGCTGCCACACGTAGTTCGCGGTCGTCGAGTTAACAACGAGCTGGCGAATTGCACCGACCGTGGCTCGAGCCATCAACCAGGTTGCGTTCTTAGCATAAGGTGCCTTGAGCGCGTAGGTCGCGGAGATCAAACCGTTGGCGGTAATCAGGTTCGCATCGCCCAGCGCGGTATAGGTCAGGTTCGGGTTGGTCAGAAGACCCTCAGGCTGCTTCACACCATCACCACTGACGAACGAAAGACCCTCAGCGACACCAAACTGTTCGCTAATCGAGAGCATGATTTCATTCTCGATATTGAACTGGTCGTCCTCGAGATCTTGCTCCGAGATCAGAACCTCGGCATACATCTCGTGGGTAGCAATCTCTTGCATACCGAACGTTGGGTTGTTGGTCGCGGAACGGGTCCCGATTTCCGACACCCAAGAAGCGCTCGCGTTACCAGTACGAACTGGCAGGAGGACGGAGCGGTTCGAGGTGGGACGAACGCGGGCAACGTCGCGAATCGGCGAATAGAGGACGATGGCACGGATGATGTCGTTCACCAATTCCGGGGGAGCCAGGAAGCCGGCCTGCGTGTCGTCGCCGACGCTCACAGCCTTCTTCTCATAGTCAGTACCGGGGCGAGCAACCTTGATCAGCTCTTTCTCGTCCTTCTCCAGGCTCGATACGCCGTAGCGCATAAACTTCTGGAAAACTTCACGGGCCTCATTCTGCTTGTTCTCGATCTCGGCCTTCACCTCGGCAGCCTTAAGTGGGCGGGTACGCTCGGTCTCTTTCTGATCGATGCGTACGTTCACCTTCTCGATGGACTGCTTTGTTTCTGCCGAGGCTTCGCCAAGCTTCTTGACCTCTTCGGCCTGCGTCTCCAGGAGGTGCTTCATTTCCTCCCAAGACGTCCGCATATCTTCATATGCCTTCTTGACAATCTCGTCGCTCATTAGTTAATTTCTCCTAATAAATTGGGACATTTCGTTTGCGAGTGATAGGAACGCTTCAAAATCTTCTTCACTCTTCTCTTCAATTGGCAGCTCTTCGGCGACAGGAGTGGATTCAGATTTCTCATCATCCGGCTCGGTTGACTCCAGAAGATCGGACATGGATTTGTGTCCGTTCCCAATCATATCGAGCGCATCCTTCATCTTGTTTCTATTAGACGTTGAAAGCGTTCGACCTTCCTTGCGTTCTCGTGGATCTTCAGCAGACGAGTAACAATACTGATCGTCATAATCAGGAATGCCGAGTCCGTCCCTTACCTGATCAACCAACGCTGCGGCTTGGTCCGCCAGACCGTCAATCTTCTTCGCGAAAGAAGAGAGGCCGGCCGATGCATCAAGTGCAGCTACTGGATCAGAAGGAGTAGAGGGAGCGAGCAGCTCGTCTGGATCAGAAATACCGAGAATCGCTTGAAGAGCATCTGCATAATAATCAAACTGGCTGGCATAGTAATCAAGGTTACTCACGATTGAAACAAGCGTGTCAATACCTGCACCATCTTTGAGCGATTTGACCTGATCTACTTGGGCGGCCGTGTTTGCGGGGAAAGTCACAACTGAACCCTCATAAAGACGAATTTCCTTGAGGTGGCGAATATCCTTCTCCCAGCCGTCCTTGACCGTCTCATACCCAATCGAAAGACCCCTGAGATAACCCTTCTTCATGCCGCTGTAGGCACGCTTTCCAGGTTCAATGTCTAGATCCAATTGGCCTTTTACGAAGAGACCGCGTGAATCTTCTGACATCTCGAGGAACCCGCCAATTGGTTCGTGGGGATTGTGCTGCCAGAGGATGGGGAAGAGGAACGGTTCTTGCTTCGACTTGGCTTCTTTGATCGTCTTGGAGAAAGAGCCGCGGTCGACGACGTCCTTGTAGCTATCTACGTTACCGAAGACTGAGAGGTAGCCTTCGAACTCACCCGTCTCATCGTTCGTAGCTTTGAGTTCTACGAAGTGAAACGCTTTCCTCGAGGGAGAGGACTTGGTTGGCATTTAACCTACCTACCTTCATTATATCACATTCTGGGTGCTTTTTATGCACATTCACAACGAATTTCAATATCTCCAGTCGACTCGCATTGGTTCGCGATTCAGCTGAGACGGAGTTACTGTTCTCGGTAGAACTTCAAGATCTGGGTCGAAGATTTCCAGTCGAAGCGTGGAGAGTTTGTTGCCAGCGACAATGTTTAGATCGAGTGATTGAATGTTATCAATTACTTCTCCCGTTGCTGCATTGACGACCCTCGTTCCATATGATGAGTTTGGATCGACAATGACTTTCAACTTGATACCCATAGCGCTACTTTCTAACCTATCCTGGTGTCACCCAGGGACATATTGGGGACTTGGGAGCATGCGGACATATGAATATACATCTAGGTTGACTGGGTGACCGGTTTGTCATCTGGGGGACTGTCTGGAGGGCCGGCCGGTTCAGGAGGGTTCGTAAGATTATCGATTGTCGATTGGTGACCGAGTTGCGCGGCCTGATTTTGAAGTGTGATCGTCGGTTCGAGTTGATCGACTGGCATGAAGATTGTCTTGTTGATCTTCAGCACGTCTCCACCGGCAGTAAGTGCATCGAGACCAATTTGCTTGCGAGCTTCGTTCAGCGTGATTAGGCTGGCATTGAACTGATTGATAACACGAGTTGAGACAGAATCGTGGTCTTCCTGAAGCGCATCAATCCCTGATCGATCATAGTCGAGATAGATGCTATCGCCGAACATTGGAGAAAGCCAGAGGTTTAATTGGTCTCGTAGCTTGTCCATCATCGGCAGAATTGTCTCGGTGTAGAATGATTGGCGAGCTTCGGCGTAGTTGGCATACGTCTTATTCGCGGAGTCACCAAGCATCTCTGGGGGAACACCGAGCGCAGTTGCAATTTCTCTTGCGGCGACGGTCTTTCCGTTCAACCAATCCATGTCGTCTGGTGAAAGGCCGAATTGCTCCCATTTCATTCCACCCTCGAGGAGGATTGGACGGCCAGCGTTACGACGACCAGAGTATCGCTCTTTAATGAGCTTGGTCAATCTCTCGTATTGATTCGGTGGGAGCGTTCCCTCGACAATAAGGGCGCCTGACGGACGGGCGTTGTTTTGGAGAAGGGCGGTGTTCCAGTCATTTCCCTCGTTCATCTGATCAATGACAGCCGCTGCCACCTTGATTGGCGAAATGCCGTAATAATCATCAGAAGGAGCGAACATCTTGAGGTGAAGGATCTGATCGGGAGTGAACTTCTTGTCCTTCGTTCCAACCTTGTACACATACCCATCGACGCCATCCGTTCCTGGAATAACGGACATGCGATCTGGACGGAAAAGCCACAACTCTTGTGGTGGTCGATCTGGAGCAGAAGTTGGTCGGTTCGCGTAGATGTAGCAGTTTCCGGCAACAATCCAATAGGCGATCAAATCTTCTATAAATGATGTATTCCCCTGATCGGCATTCGGCTTGTTCATAAGAACATTGAACGGATGACCCGCTGGAACCTCGTTATGATGTGTTGGATCGTTGTAGATCTTCCAGTCAATCGAGGCGCATGCTTGTGCAATCATGTTGATTGCTCGGTAGACATAGACGTTGTGCTCATACCCGAGTTTCGCAAGGTTTGAGATGTCTGTCTTTGAATAAATGGGCCGACCAGGACCAGTGAACTGAATATCCATGCCAGCGACTGGATTAGATTTTCGCTCGAGTCCCTCGAAGAACCCCTTGAATAGAGTGGGCATTACCATTCCTCCTCGGGATCGTCATAATAATTTCGTGCGGGCTTTCGTACATCGTCGTCTGGGAAATCTCGAATATCGGGGAACGAATAGTTGGCTACCACTTCAGTAGCTTGAGAGACGGTATCCACAAAGTCGTCATGCTTCCCGTTGGGAAATACGAGGAGTTCCGCTTCACAATCAGGGAGCCACTCTGCAAATTCGGGGTGATAAACCGATCCAGATTCATAGCGAATGCTGGCAGTTCTTGCCCGACTAACTTTGTCACGTTGCGGCTTGTATTCATGAACTGGCATTCCATCGCGTATTAGCTCCTGCGTCATTGTCATTTGATATCCGATTGCTTCGATTGAAACAAAGTCGGGCGCCCATTTTGCGAATGCCGCTCTGATCGCTCGCTTCTGATCTGGTCCTTCGAGACGTTCTCTCTGAACTTCTAAGAGGATGAGCTCGTTATCTGGAGTAACTGCAAATGTTGAAATAACGGTGTAGTCTGCCATCTGACGGAGTGAAGCCGCGAGGTCAACTGAGATGAACTTCCAGCAAAGTTTCTTCTGGACTTCCTTCTTCTTTTCTACTAAGTAGTAGGTGTCGTCCCTCTCGCGGTATTTCTTGATCCACTCTCTCTTGAAGATACCGCCGCCTGCAGGAACGGGTGATTGCTGAAACTGGCCAGAATACCCGTAGCTTCCCATTTCTCGCTTAAAGCCATCGAGCACTTCTTTGCCGATGTGTGTCGGCCAGAGCAGCTCGCCTTCAGCTTTTCGGGGATCGTGCCATCCAATATTTGTGACAACCGTTCGACGAGGATCGTATTCCTCTGGAAGCATGAGATGCTCGTATGTTCCGGTCTTCAGCAGGTAGCCAGACAGATCCTCTTCGTGAAGTCTCTGCATGATAATGACGAACGCACCAGTATTTGGATCATTCAGACGAGTGACCATCGATTCCGACCACCATGAGAGTGTGTAGTCGCGAATCGTATCGCTATCCGCTTCTTTAGCGTTATGAGGGTCGTCTGCGACGATCACATCAGCACCTTCACCCGTTAGAGCAGAAGACGTTGAGACGGCGATTCTATATCCGTTCCGATTATTCTCGTATTTCGACTTCATGTTCTGGTCGGCACGAAGATTGAAGATGTGTCCATAGTTTCGCTTGAACCATTCATGCTCGATGATTTGACGCGATTTACGGGTGTCACGAATGGAAAGTGAGAGCGAATAAGAAGCGTACATCCACTTCTCTTCTGGACGAGTCAACCAGACCCACACTGGCCAGAAGACGGATGTCGAGAGGGACTTCATATGACGAGGTGGCATATTGATCACGAGTCGCTTGATCTGACGCTCTGTGA